GTCATTATGTTGTTGATGGTAAGGTTGAGTATGATGCCGACAACCTAAGCGAAAAGTATCGGATCATGGGCGTGGCCTACGACAGGTGGAACAGCCTGAACCTCATCCGTGATTTAGAGGGTGATGGTGTGACTTGTGACCCATATGGTCAGGGTTTTGCCTCAATGAGCTTTCCTAGCAAGGAGTTTGCCAAAGCCTTGTGGACCAACAAGCTTCACCACGGGGGTGACCCGGTGCTTCGCTGGATGATGGGCAACATCATTTTGCGCACGGACCCTAGTGGCAATATTAAGCCTGACAAAGGCAAGTCCGGGGATAAGATTGACGGGGTCGTTGCGGCAATCATGTCCATCGGTGAGGCACTCACATTTGACCAGGAGGATGGATTCAGTTTTTTCATGGCTGTCGTGGACCTATAATCTCACAGAGCACCGCAGACTTTTGCGGTCATGGCATCAGAAAGCAAGCCTAGCATCTTTTCACGTGCGATCCGGAGGCTATTCCCGGAGAAGCGGTCTACCTATGCGGATTACATGCTCGCCCGCGGGCAGAACTACATTCGGCTGTTTGGAGATGGATTTAGCGGTGGAAGTGGAGCTTTAGAAATCAGCGCGGTATATGCTTGCACAAGCAAGATTGCAGACACCATTGCTAGTTTAGAGGCTCACATAGTCCAATTCGAGGGTGACACTCACAGCGCCAGGGTTATGCGCCACGACCATCCTGCTTACCGCCTGATTGCAAAACAACCCAACCCTTTTATCGGAGCCTATGAGTTTTGGCAGATGCTCGTCAGCGACGCGCTCCTGTACGGAACAGGGTATGCGTTCATCCACAGGAGTGAAGGAGAGATTTATTACTTGCCTAGCAGCCGGGTATTCTATGAAGATGACCCCCTCACGGGCGAGCGTTTCTATAGCTACGAAAATAGCCCGGGGCCGATACCATCATCGGATGTGTTGGAAATCAAAGCATTTCGTGGGGTTAATCCTACGCAGCAGCAGCTCCAAAACTTCACCACCGCAAAGGCCGTCCAAGACTTCGGATCTAAGTTCTTCCAGAACGGAGGAATGATGGGCGGCATCCTCTCTACTAAGGAGCACCTCAGTATAGAGCAGATGCAAGAGGCAAAGGATATGTGGGAGCGAGAGTACTCCGGCATTGCCAACGCCCACAAGATGGCTATCCTCGGCGGCGGTTTCCAGTACCAGGCTCTTACTGTTCCGCTTGAGCAGCTTCAGTTCTTGGAGATGCGCAAGTACACGACCGAGGAGATTGCTCGGGTGTACGGTGTTCCTCCGGCAATGATTGGACTAGAGGGTAACACTGCATACAGCAACTATGAGCAGCAGGTTTTGCAGTTTCAGCAGGGGTGCATTCTTCCTTGGGTACGCCGCATTGAGCTAGAGATTGAGCGCAAGCTATTGAAGGACGATAAGAACTTAGGTTGCTATTTTGATGTAAGCACCTTGCTCCGTGGCGACACGGAAACCCGCGCCAAGTATTACCATTCCATGCTGCAGGACGGAGTTTTCAGTATCAATGAAATTAGAGAGAAAGAAGGGTACGGACCCGTTGAGGGAGGCGATGCCCACCACCTCCAAGTCAACATGATACCTTTGGACAAGATGGAGGACTTCGCGTCTTCCGTAACTAATAATAATAAGATCGATGCCTAGAGTTGGATACTTCATTAAGAACGTCCGAGAGAACGACAACACGCATGCCGTGAATACCTCTGCGGTACTTGACGAGGACGCTGTTGGCACCCCTGACTTCGGTGGTGACAGTTACGATATGTTCTACCAGTGGCCTAGTAGTCTAACTGCCGCCGCCGCTACTGGCACTACGCAGGGGGCGCTTGCTTACGGCTCGCTTATCGCTGCTTATCCGAACATCGCTAAGGCTATTGCAGATGAGCCAACTACCGGTTTTGATGGGGCTCATATCATTAATGAACTGAGCCAGGTTTATGATTCGACTACCGTCAGCAATACCACCTCGGGCGACGAGTTCCGGTTGCGTGTTGGCAAGCGCATTTATGTGTTTGGCTACGCATACAGCACTGGCTCAGTCATTATCCCGGCTACAGCTACCATCACCTGGAAAGACTAATGTCTGAAAGTTACGGCGGATATCCAGCATCAGCTAAGGGAGCTGCTCGCAAGGCTCTCAAGCACAAGGAGAAGAATGGCTCTTCTTGTGGAACGAATGTGGGCTGGCAGAGAGCTAATCAGATCGCGTCCGGCGAGAAGCTTACCCTGTCTACTATTAAAAGGACTTATAGCTTTCTGAGCCGTAGTGCCACCTACAATACAGGAGGTTTTTATGATAAGGATGGCAAAGAGATTTGCGGCAGTGTTATGTATGCAGCTTGGGGCGGTAGCTCTATGAAGAGTTGGTGTAGCGGTGTCATTAATAAAGTCGAAGGAAAAAAGTAAAGTCATGTCAGACAAGAAAGAAATTAGAAATCTAGCTTCTAGCATTGAAATCCGCGAGGATGGCAACAAGCCTCCCGTTGTTGAGGGATATGCTGCAGTGTTTAATGATGAGACTGTCATTGCCGGCAAGTTTGCCGAGCGCGTTGCACCAGGAGCTTTTGATCAGGCGGACATGGGCAATACTGTTGCCTTGTTCAATCATAACATTGACCAACCTCTCGCCCGTGTAGGTCGCGGCTTGGAGCTGAGTGTTGATGAGCGCGGGCTCAAGTATCGTTTCGAGATTGGAAACCAGTCATACGCCAAGGATTTAATTGAGAATATCCGCATGGGTAATGTGAGCACAAGTTCCTTTGGGTTTACTGTGCGTGACGACGAGTGGGAGCGCAGAGACGACGGTGTTAATTTGCGTACAATTAAGGAAGTTGGTTTGTTGTTCGACGTATCTCCCACGACTCAGGGTGCCTATCCGACCACTGAAGTAGGCTTACGCAGCATGGAGACTGCTCTCGCTAATCAGGATGTAGCACTGATTGAGGAGGAGGAGATCCGCGCCGAAGAGGAGGAGGAAGAGGAGGAGGCCGAGGAGAAAGCCTACGGCTCCGAAGAAGAGGAGGAGGACAAGGAAGAGAAATCAATGGACAAAGAAGAGGAACAGGAGGAAGAGGAGAAAGAAGAAGAAGACTCGGATGAAGAGGAAGAGCGGGTAGACTACTTGGTAGACCCAGCCATTCTTCCTCATCCATACGCACTTGAAGGAAAAACCCCTGAGCCGGAGGCTCGCAATTCTAATAATTCAAATTCCCATACCATGGAGAACGAAAAGAATGCTCCGGCAATCGTACAAAGCCGGGGCGACAATCAATCAAACGTCCAACAGCGTTACAGCTTTGGAAAGGCCCTTCGTGAGGCCGCATCAGGCAAGCTCTCTGGCCTGGAAGCAGAGATGAACCAAGAGGCCCGCGGTGAGTTTACCGACGCAAAGGTGAACGTCGCTGGCGGCATCAGCGTCCCGAGCTTCCTCACGGAGAACCGTGCCGCTCTCGCCGTTAGCGGAACCGACACCAACGCTACTGCCTTCGGCGGTACGATTGGAAAGCTAGACAATGGCTTCTTGGGCTTCTTGCACCCGAACGACATCGCTACCCAAATGGGTGTCCGCGCTGTGACCGGTGTTAGCGGAAACGTGGTTTTCCAAGTGCCCAAGGGCCCTCCGGGAACGTCTGACTCTACTAATGAAGCCGCCTCATACGCAGCTAGCAACATGGCGTTCACTGCTGTTGACATGGGCCCCAAGCGCCTGTCCGCTCACGTTCAGGTGACCGAGCAGCTCTTGGCTCAGACCTCTGATGACCTTGGTGCTTTTGTTGCCGCTGAGATTCGGAAGGCTGTCGATGCTAAGTTCAACGACACTGTTGTTGCTTCCATTGACGCTGCTGCTGATAACCGCGCTGGCGGTACGATTGGTCAGTATGCTGTTGCTAGCCGCAACGCCCTGCACCTTGAGGAGGAGTTGATGGAGGACAACGTGGACAGCGCAAACATCCGTGTCCTTGCTAGCCCGACGGCTTACCGTCAGAACCGTCAGCTCTCTCTCGATGCTGGTTCCGGTCTCTTGTTCGCCTCTTCCCCGGCTGACCGCCGCGAGGTTTTGGGTTACAACACGGTCATCAGCAGCAGCGTTGATTCCGGTCACCTGTACATGATGGACGCTACCCGCGCCGTGCAATGTCGATGGGGTGGTTTGAATTTGATTATTGATCCTTACACCGATGCCGACAAGGGGGTCGTTCGAATCATCGCCAACGTGTATCGTCAGTTCGCTTGTCTGACGCACACCACCAACCGCGCCGCAGGTGCTAACGCATACGGTGGTTACGGATTCGCCGGTTACCGCGACTAATGTTCTATGAAGTCAATCGCACAACGTCACTAGGTGACGATACGTTCGTGAGCTCCGCTACCATGCGGGCTCACGTTCGTGCGATTGATAATACTGAGGATGATCTTTTGCGTATCTATCGCAACGCTGCGGTAGACTATTTGCAAAACTTGTCCGACCGAGTTCTCGGTCTATCTACTGCGAAGGTGCTCCTGGACTACTACGAGTTCAGGGCACCTTTTCGCATTCAAAAGCTTCAGGGCATGACCTCCGTCAATAAGATTGAGTATCTGAAGGACGGAGCCTTTACGGTCTACACTCCGGATTTGCCGGACGATGTCCTGCATGGGCACCACTTAAATGTCGGGGTGACCTTTACCGGCGGTACTGCTGTCAACCGCGTTATCCAAGTTGATACGGCGGATACAACAATCGACGCGACTTTAGCAGGAGTTGATATTGATGGCTCAATTTTGATTAACTGGAACTTATACAAGTACAACTTTACTTCGGGGGAGTATGTGCTAGTTGAATCTGTATTAGACGCGCCTCCAACTCAAGTTGAGAATACGTTTCAAGACCTTGGTGTTGGACTATACCAAGCGGAGTTTAACTCGCAGAGCAACCAAGATGGACACGCTCATAGCAGCTATGCGTACTTCGCTATCAGCAACGGTACACTGTTTGACCATACTGCCCTGTACGATCAGTACCCTGCTCAATTTGACCTCTCCAAGTTGTGCGATTTGATTGACTGCGACACTGAGACCTTGGTTCGTATGAGCGTGTCTTGCGGTACTGATTGGGCGGACCTTCCAATGCAATACACTCAGGCTGCTTTGCTTCTCATTGGGCATTACTACAACATGCGGGAGGCAGAAGTTGTGGGTGGTATCTCGACTGAGGTCAAGGAGGGCGTTCGTCGTTTGGTTTCTAGCGTAAGGCAGTACTGATGCGGGCGGGAGACTTACACGATAAGTTTGATATTTACAGGGTTAATCAAACTATAAATAGCTGGGGCGACTTTGTAGAAACGGAGACTCCTCGCTACCGCGATGTGCGCTGTTCCATCTTGCATATGGGTACTCCTTCGGCGGGCGCTTCGGAGTTTACCGACGATGACCAGGTGGTCGGTGAGATGAAGATTGAGTTTAAGTGTCGCTACCTACCTAACATTGAATTCAGTGATGTCATCTATTATAACGGCGGTCGTTTTAACGTGTATAGTATTCTACCTATTGGAAAGAGAGAGGGTGTAAGAATCCGTGCGCGTCGTCGTGACAACACTAACGACTCTAACCCAACGGCATAATGGCGCAGCTAGGTAGGAAGACAACTAGCTTCATTGTTCAAGGTACTAGCCGTAAAGACCCATTGCCCAAATTACTGCGCAAGTATGTGACGCTAGAAACTAGGCAAAAAGAACTATACCTGATTCTCAGAAGGGCAGCGGAGCCTATGGCGGAGGATATGCGCAAGAACTCTCCTATAGGTGCTACCGGTGCTCTAGCGGCTAGCTTCAGGGCGCGAAAAGCCAAAAAGCAAAAGTTTGGTCACGTCTCTGTTTTTGTTGGGGGTATTAAAAGCGGAACGATTACTAGTGTCAAGGGT